TGTCTTTGGCAGCTAAAATAGCTTCCGACTTGGCCATTTCGCTTTCGGTAATGAAGCGACTTTCGTTCTCTACTAGCCAACGATGTAGGCTTTCACGAACCATGAACATTTCCATGTACTTGGGATTCTGTTCAGCTGTGTGTGCGCCGTGTGAGCGTTTTAGGCCGTTGAGTCCCTCTGTAATGCCCTGTGCCAATGTCACTGCCTTGGTCAGTGTCATGTGGTCATAGTCAATCTTAAAGCCGAAACGGCTTTCCATGACCTTGTTAATTTTTCTAACGTTGGTCTTATTACTCATTTCTGTTAATCGCATGGTTATTTTCCTGTACCGTCAAATGCTTTCGAGTATTTAGCATTGGCAACGGATTTTTTTAAAAGTCTTTCAGCTTCAGCTAGATGTATTTTGGCATCGTCATAACGAGCTGACCATACATTTATCTTAAAGCAATCTTTTTGCCTAATACTACGCTCTAAACTACTGTGGTAATGCGCCAAATCGTTGCGTAGAACACGTACTTGGTAGTCATATTTAACAATTTCCTCAGCAATACTGTTCTCGCCCAGGTGCCGACATAGGCTATAAAATATAGCACTCTGGCGTTCTTCAAACAATTGTTTGTGACTTAACCCCGAGTCCAGTCTGCGCCAGTAACCGTTTTCTGGCACGATTCTGTCTCTGCCAATCATGTACCCACCACCCGGCAATGGCCAGCATATGGGCAGACGACTGTTATTGGTTATGTGTCGGAGTTCTCGTTGGGTCCAACGAGCTATGTATGTGGCTGTAACATCAACAAATGCTGCTAGTTGCTCAGCCGTCAGATCCTGATCCAGGTCCTGGTGGGGCACTGATTTGATTGGCTTTTTTTCGGTATGTGATACGCCCATTTTCTCGAATTCTACGTAATACGTCTTTATTGACTAATTGATTGGCGATGTGCTGCTGGCGTATGTCCAGGTCAGCTTTGTGTACTTCAGACTGGTCGTCAAATTCACGCAACAAATCTGCCTCTTCATTATTGATGGGCAGGTTAATCTTATTTAAGAGTTCGACGATCCGCACGATTATTTACTTTAAATGCACTATCAGTGTGATAGCACCTGCTACCAGGGCACCCATTAATGTGGTTCCCACAGCAATGATGGTCTTGAATTGGTTATTTTCAGAACCCGACAAGCTATTGCGAATTTCCAGTATGTATTTTTCCATCTTGTCCATACGAGTCTCTAGACTATCTAGTTTGTTTTCCAAATTAGCATACCTTTCAGCACATAGTTCTACGTGTGCCTCAAGACTCTTTTTTTCTATTTCAGTGGATGATGCCATTATTTCTCGTTCCTTGGTGAACGATGCTGTTAAATTTGCCTGAGTGTGCCTGAAGTGAGCCTATGATTGCCTACGCATCTAAATGTTATTTATGTCTTTTCTGCCAGTTTTAAAGTATATGTTGCGAATACTGCCGTAGGGATGAAAGATGGGCAACATGAATCTGGCCGATTCGTCTAATCCTGATATAACAGGCACCTGCTCAAAGTATTGATTTAGTCTACCCAGTTGATCGTTATTTTCAGCAAATACATTGGCATGTTCCACACCAAATGTCCAGACCCAGACGCGATGCGACCCTTCATAAAATTCACCAAACTCCAGATAGTCAGTGTTGATGTCTTCCAGTATTACTGGCTCTGTGACATCCATGGGTTGTGCGCCCAATCCAATGGCCTGTAATACTGTTTCCCAATTACTGTGTTGACTACGGCGATGGTCATCTATACCACGAGTCACACCAGTGGCAGTGATGTCCACCAATGTAAATCCAGTGAAGTATTGTAATCCCATGCTATTACTTATGTCGTAAAAAAGCCCACCTAAAAAGATGGGCTTTTAATTAGTGTAATTAAATTACGCTAATTTAATACCGCCAGTTGAGCTAACTGTAGCAGCTAGAACAACAACGTTAGAAACAGCACCGATGTTGCCGCCCTGGAAACCAGTTGCTGCATCTGGTAGAGCACGGATAACGTCACGTAATGCTGTGTCGCTTGTCCAACCTGAACGCTCTACTAGTACACTGATCTGGCCTGTTGAATCAACTTGGTAAGCCAAGATTGAAGCATTGGCTGCAACAACACGTAGAATTGTTTCTACAGCGCCGCCTACTGTCAATTCAGCTGCTAGGTTTGCGCCGCCGGCGCCAGTACCTGTGATGGCAGCAATTTTAAATGCTGTCAGAGGTGCTGCAATACCTGTATTGATGATTGTGGCATTAGCAAAGCTACGGCCTCCATCAACGTTTGTTACACCGGCTGCGTCGCCGTTTGTGCGTGTGAAAACTGCCATTTTAAATCTCCTGATTAATATGAGCCTTTAGGCTACATGTAGATATTTATGCCAACTATGCAAAAACTAACTTCTTCCTGCAAAATTCGCAGCACTGAAAACCCCACGATTGACCAGCTTGATAAATCCGCTGGGTGTGTCTATGTTAAATCCTTCACCCTTGGGCACATCACCCACTGACTGACCAATGCCTTTTACCTGTGGTTCCAGCTGCGCCAATATAGTTAGTTTTAATTGTATAATAGCTGAATAAACTTTGTCCAGTGCTGCCACTATGGGTTGGTTGTCTGCCAATGCCACTATGGCATACTGCCCCTTGCTGAGTTTGGCCTGTAGCCAATCATTGTCAACTGCCTGCCCAGTGACTTTTCTGTTGTAATATGTCTGCAGAGCGTTTCTGGTGGCTTGTGTCAATCCACTCAAAAATTCATCACCGCCCAGGCTGGTAAATGCCGTTACTGCTTTGATGGCAGCGTTTTTTATTTGTACTGGTTCTCGCATCTTAAACTGTGTGTTCATGTTGCCGGTGAACACTGTGATGAAATTATTGGTACCACTCAGTCCACCCAGCCCTTGCATACTCTGTCTGCCCACCAGCGGACTTTCTTTACTGGGCTCAATGTCTGTACCATAGCTGTGTACAGCCAGGCCCACGGATCTACCGGCTATTTCTTTACCGATAGGACTATTCTTGTCCACTGTGTACGTGACACCATATGGGTTGGGTTTAAATACAAAATTGTTGCCCTGTAAAGGCACTGGATCGCTCCACATCAGGTCACCCTGAACAAATCCCTTGAATCCCTGTGGCACAATACTGGCCACAGCAGGAAATATTTCGGCTAACTTTTCAGCAACCACTGGATTTTTTCCATTGTCACTGAAAAATTTATACAGCTCTTGACCACTAGTCACCTGACCACCAGCACTGGTGATATACTCTTTGTAATTCATAGTGAATTTACCGTCAGCTGGCCTACGACCGAATATGATAGCAGGACTTCCGTCCCACTTGATGCTGACAGTCTGTGGATTTTGCACAGCACCCACTATACCATTGATGGCGTCCATGGCGGCGGCACTGCCTGAAAAGATGAAATCTTCTGGATGAGGAGTACGGGCACCTTCCAGTAACGGTCGTATAAATTCTAAGTTCATGCAAACAATCCCTTGACCATGTCCAGACCCTGTTGAATCTTCAGTCTGTCCTGTTCAGCACGGGCCTGTGCAGCAGGTGTCTGTGCTTTGTCGCGTTTCTTGCCGGCTATATCAATTTGTGCTTTCTCTTGGTATCGTTGCCAAAATTGGTTGATAAAATCATCAGCTGATGAATAGTTGGCAAAGTCGCCCTGGCCAAACATTTTATTTAATTCTGCACTGCGAGCAAAGCCTTTGACGCCCTTGACCAGTTTACTGATTTTGACATCGTTGATGTCATTACCGGGGAATTGCTTTAACATGGAGTCAATCTTGGGACGTTTAATGCCCAGTTCTCTGGCCTGATATACAAATAAATCGTATATAAATGTTGCAGGATTGGTGGTGATGGTGCGTACCTCTGTGCCTTTGTGTTTGCTGAAAGGTACATGTTGACCGTCCACAACCTTTAATTGCACACCAGCATGTTGGATACTGATGTCCAGTAATTCACCCAATACGCTGTACATGTTACCAGTCAACAGTCCCTTGACTCCACGTTCAGGAGTCACACGGGTGGCACCCCAATTGGCCAGACGCTCTGGGTGCCACATAAAATCTATCTGTACATAATCATTGGCGCCCACTTTAAAGATAGGATGTCCGGGTTTACTTTCAGTGGTGTCCACATAGGGTGCATGACCGGCCTGAACAAAATCCGATGAAACTTTATTCCAGTATGATGTAAATTGTCCGTAAGTAGCACCTTCTGCTTCTGGGGCAATCATCTGTAGGTCAATATCACCGTATATCTTGTCCGGATGTTCAGCAGCATCTTGTTCGTGATATGCACTGGAGCCGGTGGGGCGACCACGTCTAATGGCGCCCATGCCCTGAGCCTGTGCAAACTTGTTGAAGTCGGCAACAAATCGATCCACTACTTGCAGGGCCACTGCCACAATCTTAGGATGTAATACTGTGCCCTGTGTCAGGGTGGTATCCCAACCGCCTTCTGTTATAATGTCTGAAATTTTCATAATAGTTTTGTTATGTTTCTGAACCAGTCAGCTGGGCTGTTGGTACGGCTCTCGGGCAGAGTAATCAGCCCCTTGGCTGCGTCACCACGTGCTTGTGCCAATTTGGCGTCCCGGTCAGGATCATTGGCCATGGCTGCTATCATGCTCTTGAGTGAATTTAAATCATCACCAGTGGCCTGTGGCGATAATAATATCTTAGCCACTTCATCACGTGTGCGACCCACCACTTCACCAGTGTCACGATTGGCTAACTTGGCACCAAATGCGTCAAATTTCAGGCCCAGGTGTTTGGCAATGCTGCTCATCAATACAAAGTTGGCCTGTCCTTTGAATGCAGGATCTGAATACATACCACGTGGGCCATGCTGATGGTATGGCGCAACTATGGCAGCATCCTGTATGACCATGAGATCCACCTGTGCTGTTTTTTGTTCACCTGATTTAGCTTGATATACTACACCAATGCTGACATTGCGTCCGTTAACGTTGGCTTCAATACCCTTGGCTGCAAAATAAGTCTGCATGGCCTTCTTGGCGGCCAATACAGGATCCTTGGGATGGTCCTGTGTCTTGAACACGGCCACTACATCACCAGCTTCAACCATTATATCAATATCGCCAGAAGGTATGGGTTTGCCGGCAGCATCAATTTTAAATCCAGCTGAGCCAATGTTCAATTGCAGCCGCTTGAGGAATGGTTGTGGCATTTCTCTCTTTGCTGCGGCCACCACTGTGGGCACATCTTCTTGCTCCACTGGAGTCGATGTGGGTATGGCATTACCGCCTTCATATATATGCATCATTTCATTGATTCTCTTAGCGCCTTACGGAATTTCAGATAGGCAATATGCTCCATCAATTGTTTACCAGCATCACGTAGTAGTTGTGCTATTAATCCGTATGTCTCTCGTGGTAATTTACCACCAGCTTTCATAAACTGATCAAATTCCTGTTGCATTTTATTGGGATTGTCGAACGGTGAACCAGTTGCGCCCGCTGCTGCTCCTGCTGGGGCCGCACCAGCTGCTGCATCTGCTGGGGTCGCTGCATCCAATTTTAAATCTTGGAATACTTTGTTAATTAATATATCGGTTACACCCTGATTGCGTAAAAATTGTTTGACTTGTTCGCTGTCAACACTGGCCTCGTTGCCCAATTTGGAACTTCTACGCCAGTTCATATCTAACTTGTTTACAGTGATTTTATTGGTTGCACCTTCCCAGCTGCTCTTGGCTGCACCTTTGATGCTGTCCCATACGCCCTCACTCACCACTGTCTTAAATACTTTCTGCACACCAGCCCCAGTGATGAATATCATCATTGTACCAGTGCCCTCATTTAGTGCAGTACGTGACCAATCAATATAGGGATTACGGAAATGTTCACGTATGCCGAATCGACTGGGTGTATATTGCCCAGTGGCAACCTTGGATGCTGTATCGGCAGCAGTACCGACACCTTGGGCATAAATTGGATTACCCGTGGCAGGTGCCGGAATTGTCAGCTTTTGGCCCACCGACAAATCATTGGGATTGGTTATCTGTGGATTTGCCGTCATCAAGTCCTGAACACTCATATTGTTGGTCTGAGCGATGGTACTTAGATTGTCACCGGCTCTTACTGCATATTCCGAACCCGGCGTGGGAGCAGGCATACTTCCAGTTCCACCACCAGTTCCCTCAGGTCCATTGATCTCTGGATAATTAGCTATAGAAGGATCACTTCCATAATCTTGTGCATCAATGTTTACGCCAGCCCCACCACCCATACTGGTGGGATCTGGGGACTGCATTGCCTGGCCTAGTTGACCAGCACCATAAGCTACTGCGCCAGTCTTGAATCCTTTCCACAATGAACTACTGGCCTTGTCGCCTTGTAGTAACCGGTCAAACACTTTGATACCGCCAATTATGGCTGCACCACCCAATCCAGCACCACTGACACCAGCCAGTGCAATTAGACCAGCATAGATTGCACCCTGCATCACTGGATGAGCTGTAGCAAACTCTCGATATTTTTGTATGGCTTTACCCACAGCGCCTGATTGACCGCCGGCTGCCTGTAATAGGCTGCCCTGAAGTTTGTCAACCATTACGTCAAATCCCGATACAGGTCCTGACTGACTGATGGCTGTCTTGACTTTATTCCAAGCGCCGCTGATGGCCTCAGTTCCTTTGCCCAACATGGTTTTATTACTTGCTGGTGCATCACCGGCGTTGGCGACGTTGCCGCCGGCTTTGGCGCCGTCAGCTACTGCTGCAAATATTTGTTGGATCTGATCTTGAGTCAATGCTGCCTCTACCAACATACGGGAGGCATTATAACTGCTTTCATATATGGGCTCGCGACGAATAATATTTTCAATCAACATGTTTCTCTTGGCGATGAATCGTGATTCTTTCATTACACCGCCAGCTTGGCTGTACATGTGTTGAAATAATCCCAATAGTTCTCTATTGACTGACAGATCAAATTTACCACCAGCAGCATTTAGGCCACCAGCTGAGCTATTTGGATCCTTGATAAATTTATCCCATGCTGCTGTAAACGTTGCTGGATCCGCAAATAGGCCAGTATCCGCCACTGGTGCAGCAGCAGGGGCCGGGGCAGTAGTACCGCCCACTGGGGCCATGGGATCAGGTTTAGCT